TGGCAAACAGGCCCTTAAAGGTTCGCCCCAGCTTGTCTGCCGTTTCATCTGAGATAATAAGCCGCTCGGAAAAGCTGTGCAGTGCCTCGATGATGCCGTAAAGCCGCTCCGAGGTAAGGGGCGGGAAAATATCATCAAAGGCGCCTTTCAGGGTCTCGAAGACCTTTTGAACTGCCTTGCAGCTGTTCAGGATAGCGTCAAATAAAAGTTCTCTGCCGCTTTTGCGGGTCATATTATCGACAAGCTCCGCGACGGCGCCTGTGGAGTTACTGGCCTCACTGCTCAGATTCCTCAGAGCCTCGATCTGCTCCTCTGTGTAGCCGATATTCTTCAGCTGCTCGTCAGACAGCGCGGCAATGCCCTCGGTAGTCCCAGTGGCCTCGTTCGCCATCTTGTCCAGGGTTTTAGCCAAAATATCAGTGGTCAGCCAGCCTTTGGACAGGGTGGCGTCAAAGGACCCGGCCTCTTCCACCATCTTGTCAAAGCCATCGACTGTTTCAGAGGCAGTCTCCTGAAGAGCCGCAGTGAAGTCATCCACCGCAAGCCCGGCATCCGAAACCTGGCTTTTCAGCTGTCCCCAGCTGGACATCAGCGCCCCGCCCAGCAATGCATTTCTTGCATCCGCGGAGGAACCGATAATATTGCTGAAGAAGTTATTGAACTCCGTGAGGGTGGCCTTTGCCTCCTCGAAGTCGCCAACGAATAACTGCCAGGTCTCCGCCCAGCCAGACTGTGCACTCTCCTTCAGCGTATCCAGCAGCTGGGAGAAGGTCTTGACATCCTGAGCCGCCGCGAAAGCCTTCTTACCGATATCTGTGGTCTCGTCGGCATATTTTCCAAGTGTCTGGGTCAGGACCTCGGTGGTCATCCACTGGCTACTAAGGGAGTCATTGAACATGGTGGTGGTTGTGAACAGCTCCGATACATGGCCATTCAGGTCCGTGGTCGTAGACTGATACTGGTCGCCCACCTTGACCAGTGTGCCCAGCTCCAGCGCTGTCTCAATCAACTGCTCCTTGAACTCCACCGTTGCCATATTGGCAAGCTCGATGGACTTCCAGTCTTGCAGACGGACGCTTCCGGAGGACAGGGCCTGTCCAAAGTTATACATGGCGTGGGACGCCTCGTTGGCATTAGCGCCAGACACGGCGGCCACATTAGCCACGCCCTGGATCGCCGCCACCGCATCATCCAGATTGACGCCGGCATTGGTAAACTTGCCGATGTTTTCGGTCATATCGGCAAAGGAGTAGATGGTCCGGTCTGAATATGTATTCAGTTCATCCAGCTTCTGATTGACCCGGTCCAAGCTTTCTCCCGTGCTGGCCATGATGGTCTGGATAGAACCCATCTTCTGCTCATACTCGTTAAAGCCCGTGGTAATGGGCTCAATGGTAAGGGAAGAAAGCAGGCGCTTTCCGGCATTGACCGCGGAATTGGTGATATTGGAAAGGGCGGTTATGGCCATGACCTCAAGGGCGGAAAATTTGGCCCGAACGGTCTCGACGGAACGGCTAAGGGTGGACAAGTCACACTTCCTGGCGGCGTCGTTCAGGCCTTCCAGACCCTTAGCCGCGCCGTCCAGATCCAGCCCCTTCTTGAGTTTGTCCAGCGTTGACAAACTGGTCTGAACGCCTTCTTCAAACTGCTTGTTGTCAAACCGCATTTCGACGATTCTCTCGTCGATGGTTTTGCTCATAGCCGTGTAACCTCCTTCCATGCCTCGGCGGCGATTTGGTCAAAAATAGGCTGGATAGCGGGGTTGATGTAATCTCGCCCTTCTACCCAGCCTCCGGTTCCAGTACCATGTCCATACTGGAGAATGATTGCAATGGGAACTCCATTTTGAATGTTGGAGTTGTGAAATGAGATGGTGACCGAACCTTTTTTATTAGAAATCTCGTAGTACCACGAGCGCGCGGTTTCTCCGGAGTCGACAGGCGTTGCAGACGCCAGGGCGGCCACTCCAGCCCGGCCGAACTGGTCCAAGTCACCGAGATGAACGACCTCTTTTGCCTTTTCCAGAAAACGGGTCAGCTTTGAGAAGTCGCCCTTTTGTCTGAAACGAATCACTGCCGGCTCCTCCTATCATTCAGATTTTTTCTGCCACTCCTGGATGACTTCCTTAAACTTGTCAAATCCAAACATCGCAGCATAGGCAGACATGAGCCCGACCACAATGGCAGCCGCCACCATGTACCAGGTAACAGCCAAGCCATTGATTGAGGCGTAGGCTCCTCCCGCGGCCAGCGTCAGCGCCTCGGCCACAAACAGAGCCACCAGGTTGGTGGGAATCTTGTCCCAGGTGATGCTTTTGACCACCTGGACAATGATGTTCGTCAGGATCGTGACCCCGCCGACGATCATCAGCAGCGTTGAAATGATTTCCGCATTCATTGATGCACCCTCCTTAAATCGCCGGGCTCTCCACGGAGCCTACCGGCGATTGTGAAACATTGAAATTAGCGGCCTTTGCCGCCTCAAAAGTGATGCCGCCCGTGCTGTGATCAGACTTGCACAGGTTTAGATAGAAACTGCACACCACACCATGCGCGGTCCAGGGAAGGCCAACCATGGCGCCGACCCAGGGCAAAGCTCCGGTATAGCCCAAATGAACACAGTAGAACGCCAATAATAGGCCGCCCACAGTGACTACCCAGAGCAGGGCCCTGATGTCGTTGGTCAGCTGCTTAGAGTGCTCTCGTGCCTGTCTGGCTCGTCCTCGGGCCAAATGCCGTCCGCTTTTCATCACGCCAGCCCTCTCTCCTGTGCAAAGCGATAGAACAGCATGGCCGCCTGCTCTCTGGTCAAGAAATCAGACCACATCATGTTCGGCTGACCGTCGATGGTAGTCCCATTTCCGGCAAACAGGCCGACACTGACCGCCCACTCCCGGGCCGCCTTACTCCACTCGCCGCAGCCATTGTCCTGCAAGCCCTTGCGATACTGCGTCATGGCAGTGTTGAACATTGTGTTGAACTGTTCCTGCGTCATCATATCGTCATCCTCCTGTACGATAGAAAAGTCCGGACGGCCATAGCCGCCGATGTAACTGGCGTTCAGCGGATAGTTCTTATCCCTGACGCAGCCTCCGTTTGGCACCACACCGGGCAGGGAACTGGTGTTCCCCTCGATGGTGTAGACACGCCCGCCAGAGACCTTCTCCACGATGCCGGTGTGATACATGGTCTTGCCATCGTCATCAGTAAAGAAAATCTGATCTCCCGGCTGGGGGTTGCTGGTGTGGAACTGCCCTTTCTGCTTGTAGTAATTGGCAGAATAGGTGCATCCCGCGCCCAATCCATCCTCAGCCTGACAGAGCAGCTTCATGCCCATTTCCAGGCCAAAGGTGTGGATAAAGCACCAATCCGTAAAGATATCGCACCAGGCATAGCCGTTCTTGTTGAAGTTATAGACGATGCCGAGGGCATCCAAATCTCTGGCATACTTGTTCCAGTTGTTGTCGCCGGCATTCGCCGTCTTATCGTCGAGCTGTGCATTGGTTTCCTTCTCGATGTAACCAATCTCAGCTCTGGCAGTTGCCAGCAGTCTCTCCACTGCCGACACAGCATTGGTAGAAGGCATGGTCTCACCCTTTCCTGCGTACTGGTCGAAATACTTCTGCCCATAGGAAGCCCGCCTGGCCTTGGCTGTTTCGCTCTGGTCGGCGGGTCGTTCAAACTGTACCAGCACGGCGTCGGAGGCGATCCGAATAGTCGCGGCGGACTGCAAGGTTCTGACCAGAGACGCATACCCCTCGGTCAGCTCCTTCCACAGAAAGTCCAGCTGCATATCCAGATCGCCGATACTCTTGCTGCACTGCCGGGCAAAATTGAACAGATTTTGCTTCCTGCTCCAGAAGGTCCACTGAGCAAGGCCGTATCCGGCGCTGTCGTGGACAAAATTGGAGTAGGCGCCGGAATCCACCTGAGCGGTATAGTCCGCGTCAGACAATCCCAGCTTCTTCTCATAGGTGTTCTGGAGATTGGTCGGTTTCAGGCCGCTCTCGGCATAGAGGTTCCCCATCAGGCCGGCTGCCCCACAGTCGGAGAGCCCTTTTCCTTTCAGAAAACTCCAGATTTTTGCTTCAGACACGTCTCTCACCCTCTCGTGTTCCATTTCTTCCTCCGCGCAGCGTTCAGCGCGCGTCGTTGAGCAATCATCTCCCCTTTGGGCATCTTCTGTGGCTTGGAACCCTTGATGTCACACACATGGATCAGCGTGAGCAGCCGGTTCAAATGCCACTTCTGACACTCAAAGGGGATGTTGTGTAAAATCATCCAGTAGTAGATGATTTCGGCCGTCACAATTTCACGACCACCCTTCTTCCTGCCAAGATTGGAAAAGGTTGTGGCAGTCATGGGTGCGTCGATGTATTCATAAACTTGGCGGAGCAGATCGGGAGTGATCGCCGTGTAAACATTGGGGTTCACATTCTGGGTCAGCGTCATGCACCGAACATAATCCACCGACTCCGCCACCGTCTTCGGCTTTGGTGAAAGGAACGGCTTGTGCCACTTGGACTCCCATTTTGAAAGAGAGACCAGAGAATGCTCCAGCTGGAGCGCCTGCTCTTTCGTGTTGATAAAGGTCTGGGTGGCATTGTCAAACTGTTCAGACGCCGGAACCACAATTTTCAGCATCTCCCGACTCCTCCGGGTATCAGCCCTGGAGCGCGGGCGCAGCGGCAGGCGCAGCAGCGTCAGACCCAGCCGGTACAATGCCGTTGACAAAGGCGCTCGCCGCCTTGGCGTCGGTGGCCAGTTCCATGAACAGCTTGCTGTAAGCCTCAGTCTGGGCAAACTCGTCCCAAACCTCCTGGTTCTTGATGAACCGGCGGCCATCGGGGGACTTCACGCCATAGGCCTTGCGGATGACCTTCTTAAAGGTCTCGATGATCTGCCGGCCGTCCTGGGCAGCGGTGATTCGGTGGATCATCTCCACCAGGCCGCCGTCCACCGACAGCTCCAGCTCCGTCACCTCGGCCTGGGTCAGATTGAAGTAAAAATCTTCCGTGCGGGAGTTCCCGTTGAAATCCTGGAATTGAATCGTCTTCTTAAGCATGATGATGTTCTCCTTTCAAAAATTAAAGAAAGCGGAGCCCTCGGTGAAGAGAGCCCCGCTTTGCAGGTTGTTGCTTAGGCCTCCAGAGTCAGGCCGGTCAGGTCATAGACCTTGGTGATGGAGAATCCGCCCTTGGTGGAGATCACCTTGACGCTCTGGGTATTGCTCTTGACCAGCAGAACGATGTTCTGGTCGGCGTCCAGCGTCACAGGACCCTTGGTGCCGCCCACCAGTTCCACGGTGGTGACAGCGTCAGCCGGGGTCACATCAAACTTCAGAGCCAGGTAATGACCTTCCTGCTCAGAGGTCTTGCTGCTGAACCCGGTATAGCCGGTCACATGCTTCAGGCTGCCGGTGATGGCGTTCTCGCCCACCACAATGTTGCTCTGAAGGTCGGAGACCTTCTTGCCGAGCAGGGTGGCGTCGGCGCTCTCAGCAGCGGTGACAACTGTAACCGCATCCTTGAACAGCTCCATGATCTCCTCGGGCATAGGCAGGCGGGGTTCCGCGGTCTCAGAACCATACAGGATGTCCTCCAGAGCCTTCATCTTGGCGGCGTCAGTCCTGGTGGAGTCGATGGCCAGATGGGCGGTGGGCTTGTAGCCGGGCACATCCACAGGAGTGGTGGACAGCTCCCAGCTGAAGGACACCGCCTCGGGGCTATCGTTGATTGTGGCGCGGTTCTTCTCAGAGGGAGATGCCTGGGCGCCATAAATCAGGTGCAGCTTATAGCCGTGGTCCTGACCATCCACATCGTTGCCGATCAGGGTGCGATAGGACATACCGAACATCTTACGGGACTGCTGGCCGATGGTCACGCCAGGGGCGATTTCAGCAGAGCCATCGCACTCCTCGAACTCGGGAGGATAGGTGTAGGCCTCCACCGTGGCGCCGAAGTCCTCAGCGGAGATCAGGTTCAGATACTTGATGTTGTCCGCCCAGACAGGGTTGGCTTCCGCACCGGAGGGGCTCTCGTTGACGGCGCTCAGACCGTTCCACGCCACGCCCTTGTCATAGGTTCCGGACTTGGTGACAGGATACAGAACGCCATGATCCAGACCAGTCTCATAAATGCGCTCGCCGATCTGGTCCCACTTCAGTTTACTCATTGCTGTTTCCTCCTTCAGAAATAAAGATTGAATACATCATGATGAAGATTGTCCGCTACATAGTGCCGGTCATGGGAACACCGGGGGAGCAGGGCAATCTTTTGGGGTAAGTCACTGTCAGGATTTCGATAGATCACAGTGACCTGGTAGCGGTTATGCAGTGCATAGGGGCGGTTGTCAGCAAAGTTGGGCTCTATGCGGTCCCGCTCATACCGGATACAGTCATAGACCATCTCCGTATTAGAGGGAGGCTGGAAGTAGACCCGGCATTCCTCCCCCCGCTCCGGGCAACCCAGAATCCCGCAGAGAATGGTGTGGAGCTGAAGTCTACTTCCCATTGTAGATGCCTCCAATCGTTAGGATAAGCCGGGGATACTGTACCTCAACGCTGCTGACCTTCCACTTTTCGCCCATAAACACCACATACCGCATCTTGTGGAAGTTCTGCATGGCAAATGGATCGGCGACTATGCTGATCTCATTGGCCACATTGATGTCATCATTGAGGCTCTCAGAGGTCTGGAGCCGGCGGGTGTTCCGAACCAAATCACCGTAGTAGTGATACTCGACGATCTTGTCCTCCCACACTCCAGGCGCCGTCTCCTCTTTGACTGCATAGCCTACCGGTCCATAAAATTTTGCCATTTTGAAATTTCTCCTCAGGCCCCAGCACCCTGGCCGCCGCCAGTGCCGGAACCGCCGCCAGTGCCGGAACCGCCGCCGGTAGTCGCACCCACAGGCTCCTCCAGAGCGATGGCAGACCACAGACGAGTCAGAGCACCAGACAGACGGGTCTCAATCAGGTACTTCTCCTGGTTGAAATCGATGTCAAACTGGTGGAACCGGGTGATCTCGCCACCCTTGGTGGAACCCACGGTGTAGTCAGCCAGGTTGACAAAGAGGCCCAACAGCTTATGCTTCTTGTTCTCGGAGTCGGTGCGCTCCAGACCCTCGAACTGCTCAGCGGTGTGAAGTTCACCGATGTTCAGAGCGGCAACCAGATCCGCCTTGGTGTTGTAGATACGGCGGCCGTTCATATCACGAGCCAGCAGCATCACATTGACCAGGTGCGGCGTGCAGAAGAAGTCGGGAGTGCCGGTCCCCTTGTACTTCTCGCGGGCATACAGGGCGGCAGTGATGATGGCCTCGGCGTAGATATAGTTCTCGCCGAAGTTCATGTCGGTGCGGGTGCCCTGGATCTCGGCGCGGGCAGCCTCGATGTCCACATCGTAGTGGATAGTGTAGAGGTCGTCATCCTTCCAGATGGGACGGATATGCTCCTCGTAGATCTTGTGCTCGTCGCCCTCTTCACGGCCGTCGCCGATCATGATGGCGGTGGCGACCTCCTCATAGAGCGCCTGGCGCATCACGCCGTACTGGTACCCGACCACATCGAAATCGGTGATGTCGATGATGTCATCCCGGTTCATGGCATCCGTGATGTAGATGGTCTGGGGGTCGGTGGTGCGCTTGATCAGCTTCATGTTGCCGGAGGGGACCTTGCGCTTTCCCTTCTGGTAACCATGGGCCCGAATCTCGTCGTTGCGGGCGTCCATCTGACGGGTGCGGATACGGCTGATGGGGCTCTTGTGAACCTTGTTCATGACCGTGGTGACCCAGCCCTGGTCTCGGGTGACCAGCTCGGGAGCGCCCGGACGCAGGTCCTTATACTCGGGGAACAGAGACTCGATATCGTCGATGCCGTGCTTCAGTGTCTCGCTGTTCTGCTCGACATAGGACTTGAGGGCGGTCTGGAAGGTGCCGTACTGCTTCTTCTTGGCGTCGGCCAGAATGGCCTCCTGAATGGAATGGCTCAGGACAGTATCCTGAATGTCGTCAGTCTTGTCGAAAACATTGCGCTTCATGGTACTATCTCCTCCTTCGGAATGTTTCACAGTTTTATCGTCGGGCTCCTCCTTTTTCTGACCCTTATCGTCAGAGCCGGAATCGCCCTTGGGGGGCTCGCTCGCCAGAGCAGCGCCGAGAAGGCCGTACATAACCTTCTTCTGCTCCTCGCTCATGCTGTCGACCACGGCCTCCAGGGTGTCGCCGCCCTCGCCGTCATCCTTGGGATTTTCCTTGGACTTGGAGCCGTCGTCGCCATCGTCATCACCGTCGTCGGCGTGATAAAGGCTGATGCTCTCGCCGGTCTTGATGATGACCTCCTGCTCTCCGCCTTCGCCGTGGGCCATGTCCACAAAGTCAATACGAGCCCCGGGGTTAGCTCCTGCCACCACGAGGCTGACTTCACGAATTACACCATGAACCACATCACGGTTCTGCTGCTTGAGCTGATTGGCGTAAATGGAGAGGGCCTCCACATCGCCATGCTGCACCAAAAGCTTGCCGGCTCTTCCGGCTTCCGACTCATTAAAGGTGCAGTAGGCATAGACACCGTCCTGCCGGTTCTCCAGCAGAGCGTGTCCCAAAATATCGGTAGGGTTGTTGTGCTGGTGGTTCCATACAAGAGGAACCATTTTCCCGTCACAATCCTTAAAGGCGTCCTGGCGGATAGTCCGCCCATCTGCACATACAAGGTCGTTTCGGGTAGCCCAGCCACTAAAGTCATACCTCAGCTTCATTTTGAACTTTTTCCTCCTTCAGTGTTGGTGCTGTTTCTTCGGACGGCGCGCTCAGATTGCTGTTCCGGAGTTCGTCCGCCTTCGGGTCCTTGGACGGCATCATGCCAATCTTCTGCCGAATCTCGTTCGAGGTCATGATCTCATTGCGGGTGAACTTGTCGGCAATCTCGGCGATGTCATTGACCGGAACCAGGGTGAACGGGTCACGGAAGAACATGATGGACTGCTTTTGTGACCGAGCCGTTTTGGTAAGAAAGGTCCGCTTGATCGCGTCAACAATAGCGGCAAGAATGGGCTCAATCATCCGGCTGTAATAGTTCAGCATCGTCTTGTCATCGGCAGAACCATCCAGAATCGCCTGGGTCAGACCTAACTGGCTGAAAAGCATACTCGTCAGGTACTCGATCTGGGTCATCAGATTGTTGTCGATGGGCCGGTTCAGCTGGACTACCCGCTCTGTTCCATCGGTGTACGCCACACCGTACTTGGAACCGGACAGTTGATCCTCAATATCTTTTCGGCGTTTTTCCGCCTGTTGGCGCCTTGCTTCTGTCTTAATGACATAGGGCAGCTGGATAATCAGGTTGAGTTTGCCTGAGCCGCTCTGCTCGTCAATGGCATCCAGAAGATTGAGCTTCCGGATCAACCTCTGCATCGTAGAGTTGGGCTCATTCATGACCGCATAGAAGGGGTTTTCCACAATAGCGACCATCTCTTTGGGGAGCAGAAGATCCTCCTTTTCTCCCCGTCGGTCGTTGTAGACCCGCACCTTCACATGCTTGGGATACCAGTCCAGAATTTTTCCGGTCCGCATGGTATCAATGTCGAAGGACCCCGTTTCATTGGGATTGAAGCTGGTGTCCACCGGCACGATGGCCACGCAGCCCTCGTCCAACATAGACATGACCACATCCTGGATAAAGGCCCGGCCAGTCTGATCAATGTTGGCCTCCATGGTCAGGCAGTTGTTCAGCCCGGAGTCAATCACTTTCTCAAACCGGCCCTCTTCATCCAGACGAACATGCTGAATCTTGATTGAGGACGCATCCAAAGCGATACGGTTATAGATGGACGAGATGATTGACCGCTCATTTCCCCGGCTGAAGATGATTCGATCCGGGCGGTAGGAGTAGCCCGGACCTACATATTGGCGGTAAATCATGGGGTCGCGGTTGAGAAACGCATTCCAGGCGTGCATCAGCCGGGAACCAAATGTCACTTCCATTCCGAGCCCATCACCTCCCTCATTGAGCATAAAAAATCCGCAGACCCGAAACGGCCGGCGGTTGGAATGGGTTTACTTATTCAAATGCCTCCGGATTGTGCTTGTAGGCGATATAGGCGTCCATCATAGCCGCCACAGCGTCGATTTTCTGTTCATACCGCTTTTTCAGCAATTTCCGGTTTCCGTTGGTATCCTCCATGGTGATACAGTTCCCCATGGCGTAGGTCATCAGCTCCTCGTCGAAAAGCAGCATCCGATCCTCGGCCAGCTTTTTCAGCTCGCCCAGAGGAACCGACTCTGTCTTGGCGCCCTGTATCACTTTTTCGATACCAAACGGGCCATTCTCGGCGGCCCACCGCTCCACAAACTCCTTGGCGTTATACGGGTCATAACCGAAACACCGGACATCATAGCCGCAATGGACGATGTGGTCATCCAAATCGTCATAAACCTGCATCATGTCCAGCACTGTCCCCTCCAGGATGACAAGGCTTCCTTCCTGCATGAACTGCTCGTACTTTGCCCGCATTGCGGCGGGGAGCTTGTTCAGAGTTCGGGAAGAAATATAATTCCGGGTCTTTACGCCGAAGTTTCCATTGCGGAGGGGAAAGAGAAATACGAAGGAACAGAAGTCGTCGCCTTGAGAAAGGTCTCCGCCAAGAGCGCAGGGCATCTGCCAGAAGTCCTGCCGCCGGTGGGGGAGAGTCTCTTCATAGGTGAAGTAGTAGGTATAGCCCTCCATGGGGAGCCCAAACCGTTTTGCCAAAATATCGTTTCTGGCGGCCGGCGCCTTCTCAGCGCGCTCCACATCCAGCTGATAGGTCTCATAGCTGACAGTCTTCCCGATGTTGGGGTTGGCCTTCAGCCACATCTCCGGATAGGCCACTTCATCCACAGAATCCAGCTTATACCACCAGATGGAGACATGGGGATTGAAGTAATCCCCTTTGAGAATGTTCATCAACTCCATTTTGATAGTATCGCCGGCTCCATTTCGGACTGTGCCCTCTGAACTGGTGGCTATAATAAGGTAATCGTCCACCTTGGAAGCTCCCTGCTCGATTGCGCCAATCACATCCTCCCGGATGTCGCCGGAAAGCCACTCGTCTACCGTGGCAATCTTACAGCGCAGACCCTGGAGCTTGTTGATGGACATGGGACGGATCTCAATGAGAGAACCGGTCAGAAAGTTTTCAATACCTTTCTTGGTGGAAGCCAGCTTTACCCGGTTGGCTCTGGAACCAGTGGTGTTCTGGAGAGAGCCTTCCGTCAGGAACTGGAACAGAGGCCCTCTCGCCCGGGTAATTGCGGTGCGGATAGGGGACATGACCTCCTCGGCCAGCTTCATGGTTGGGGCGGTAGTGATTTGATGGGTGGTTGTAGTATCCACATTCTCAAAGAAAGATTGAATGCAGGAGTCGTACACTGATTTGGCAGCACCTCTTCCGACAATCAGATACTGCTTGTTGATTAGCCGTTTCTTGATCATCTTCTTGACATAGTGGCCGCCATGCCCATCCGCATTCGGTTCATAGACCGTCCGCTCCACAAAGTAATACCAGCCAAACACCTGCTCGCCCCACAGCTTAAAGCTGTCCAAAAGGTGAAGGTCAGAACCGTCTGTCAAGGTCATCTCTGCTTCACAGTATTTAATCCAGCCCTCCACCGCCTTGTCATCATAGTAGATGCCGGGGTTGGCAATCAGGTCGTCAATCCGGTTCATCTCCATGGAGACTTCTTTGCAGACCGGAATCTCTCCCCGTATCACCGCATCCCGGAATTTACCGTAATAGCGGGGAACCGCGGTGTTTGACAGGGCCATCAGCTCACCCCTTTTTCAGTTTCTGGATTGCAAGCGCGATGCTCAGAGCAGAGCCGCCGATTGCAAGGCCTGTCCCCACCGAATCGATAATCTGAGAGACATACTGCCGCCCCTTAGACACGGAGTCAGGTTGAGCGAACAAATCGTTATACTGCCGTTCCAGCAGTTCCCGGTTGATACGGTCCCGCATCTCCTTGTCGCTCATATTGCTCAGGTCCATCCGAGGCTTGGGCTTGGAAGAGGCGGCCTTCCGGTCTGCCTCCTTCAGCCTGTTAGCCAGGGAAGACGCCGAATCCACCACATCTTTGGATTTCTCCAGGGTGGACTTTGGCTCCGATTCCTTGGACAGCTTTTTGTAAGTCTTCTCCATGTTGAGCCGCTTTACCCGGGCGGCAAGCTCCTCGTCGCTCATGGACTCGGCCTTCTGCTGCTTTGCCCGGCGTTTCCCGGCCGCGGTGTAGGAGCCGTCCTCATTCTGGAACCGACGAACTCCCCACTTCATACCTTTGATGCCATAATGTCGGAGTTCATTATTCTCCATTTTGAACTTCCTCCTCTCCGCTTGTGTCCATCGGATCTGCTGCAACGAAAAGTCGCCACTCAAACTCACTGATCTGCCGGTTGATAGAGTCAATGGCAGCGGAGCTGAGCGGCGGGTCGAACAGCAGTTTTACTTTTAAGTGGACATAGGATTTTACCAGTGAAAATTTCTTTGAGTCATCTTTGATGAAATCGGCCCAAGTTTCTTTATCTCCGGAAATAGAAAAACCTTCGGCCGGCCCGACCCCAATCTGCATCAGGATTGAGAGCACGGAATTGATGTGCATGACAAGATCCGGGTCAAAGTGCTTATAGTTCTCGTCGATGCCCAGCAATTTCTTGATTGAGGTCAGGATGCTGTCAGTCATCTCCATAGGCACCTCCTGCTATCGCAAAACGATGAACTTTCTTATGCAAAAACCATCGATGCCATCCGGAGTGCGCACCTTATAAAAGGTATCATTGGACTGTGCCAAATCAACGGCCACTTCATCCAAAGCGGAGAGGACTGCCAGGGCGTCTGCATCGGGTACAGGAGCTTCCAGCACCTTCAGCGAAAGACAATTTACTACTACGCCGGTAGCCGGTTTTGCTTCCATGGCAAATTCCTCCTTTAATTGTGTTTCCAGGGGCAGGTGTCATTGGGGGCTCTCACAGTTGGAGTAGTCATCAACAGGTTTTCATCCCCATAGTGGATCGCCTGATGGGTTTCATGGATCGTGGTAATCAGATACTCTGGGTCCAAGATCCAATCGGCGCGTCTGCGAATATCCTCCGGCCGCACTGGGTTCATATGATGAATCAGCGCCCTGCCAAAAATCTCATGGCCCTCAATGCCCAGGTCGCATCCCATGTCTCTGGCAATCACAATGTCCCGTATATGTCTCCACTCCGGAGAACGGTAAAACACCTGGTTGAGATACCGGTCAAACCCAAAGGTCTCCTGACCGACGCCCCCTCCAAGACGGAGATACCGATATCGTTCAATGAAGGTCGGGAGCAGAACCAGCTCTGAATAGCGCCTAATACTCTCCATTCGGTTCTTCCTCCTCCTGACCGCTGTAACTCTTCATGGCGCTGACCGCCTTCTGATAGAGTTCTTCGATATGCTCTTGAGATTTCAGGGAATCCGCCTTGGCCGCGGCGAGGTCACACTGCTTTTCCAACAACCGTTTCTCGATTTGGGCTTTGGTGGACCCCAACTTCAGAAAATGAGTGATGACCTGGGAGGAGGCGGTGCCTTCCATCAGCTGTTTCTCCGCAAGGTCGATGGCTCGGGCGATCAGCTGATTTTCTCTGGCCTCCGGCGTCAGCGCCGCCCGGGTCTTCCGGGAAGGGCCAGAAGATTGCACGGCCTTCTTCATCCTTGCCACCTCCTCTTGCCGGGTTTGATGATACATGCCGTGAAGTTTTGCTTGGGGTAGATAGAGTTTGGGCAGCGTTTGAAGGAGCTCACATAAGCTGATATCGCCGAAAAGGCTGAAAGGAGAAAACCATCGGAAGTTTTGGAGGTAATGAAAAGCACCTATGGCCAAATATCAACCTTGCGAGCT